GTCATACGGGCTGATTCTGGGCCAAGTCATCGTGGTGTCGATGGCACAAGCCGACTTCGTCGCGGCGATTAACGCCGGTACGTATGCGGGCAACGCGGTAATCAACGCAATTCCGTTTGCGTCGTATACCTCGGCAAATCCGAGTGATTACTCAATCGGCAAATACGGCGGCTTGTCGGCGGCACTGACCCCGGCGCGTGGGTTCGAGCAGATCATTTTCAACCTTAACGTCACCAACTTCGTGAGCTAATTATGACTACCGGAAATCCGCTTATCGCGCAGGGTACACTGAATCGGATTCGTGGCGCGATGTCCGTCACGAATATTCCGGCACTAAATGTCACAGCGTCATATCTAGGTAAGGAGGGTATCAGCCTGGCGCTTGACGGCGAGGCAACGACCTTTATTCCAACGCTGACCGGCCAGGTGCAATCGGGTGAGCCATTTATGCCCGTGGTCATCACGGTGCATTTACTCAAGACTCAAGGGCTTGCCGCCCAGTATAAGGCCCAGATGGAAAACACCACGTTTCTCGGTGACATCAACATCACGCCGGACGCGACCACGTTGCCGCAATACACCATTGCGAATTGCGCCATTGCCGGGGTTTCTGCCATGGCGATGAATGGTACGGAACCCGATATGACCGTGACCATCAAGGGCTTCTACGTCATCAACAACGCATTGTGGGGCTAATAAATGAGACTGGACAAGGCGCTGAATTTGGTTATTCCAATCGATCAAGATGAAGGTCGAATCTATGTCCATTCGACGCCGATTAGCCGCGAAGTTTTCGAAAAGTATTTTCTGGCCATCTCGAAAACTTTCGCCGCGATCTACTCAGAGGGGTTGAACGTACTGGCGGGGCCGCGAGTGGCGGCGCTCATGCTGCGCCGGGTATCTGACGACCTCGGCCTGGATACGGGGCTGATCGACGAGATTCGACGCCTGTCTAATGTCATCGTGTCCGGCAAAGCCGTCCCGCTGGAAGTGGCGCTGAATCAAGGCGTTTTGTCGGCCGACGATTATCATGAGGTTGAAGGCGTAATTGTTTTTTTTATCTGCGTCTCGGCCATGCACAAGCGCAGTCTGGTGGCTTCGATTCTGACCGAGATGTGTGGGCTGTGGGGGTTGGGGACCACATTGTCGAATTGTACGGAATACGCCAGCTATTCGCAGACATTGACCGAGACCGAGAGTTCTGGCGAGACGGTGACACCCTCTGTCATTCCAGCTTAGACTGGCTGTGCAACGAGGGCTTCTCCGACTTTTTCGGGCGATATGATATCGAATATCAAACGGCACACGAGTTCCGGCAGCGACACATTTTACGAGCAATTAAATTAGGGGGGCGCATCTGATGGCTGTCAAATCAATAATCGAAATCGAAGTTGACGACGGCCACTTTAATGATTTCAAAGTCGCGTTCGACAAATATCAAAAGGCGCTAAACGAATCGCCAGCCGCGTGGGCGAAAGTCGGCAAAGCCGCCGCCGCCGCAACGCAATCGCTCGCCGACCAGCAAGAGAAGTTTAATAAGCACGCAAAGTCGAGCGAATCGAGCATGGTGCGCATGGCTAAGCACACAAAGACCATGGTCGGCGATATCAAGTCGGCTACGGAATCCCTACTGAAGTGGTCCGGCATTGTTGCCACCATCTCGGGTCTGATTGGTGCGGGTGGCCTGTTCGGTATTGACCGGCTTGCCGCCAGCGCCAGCAATTCGCGCTTTCGGGCGATGGGTCTGGGTGTCAGCACCGCCGAATTAAATTCGGCAAACGTTAATTACTCAAGGGCCGTCGGCGACCCGTCCGCCACGATGGGCGCGATTCGTGACGCCCAGTACGACCTGAGCAAGCGCTGGGCCTTCAGCGCCATGGGCGTGAATCCTGCGGGCAAGGACGCGGGTCAGTTAATTGGACCAATGATTAAAGCGGCGCGAGCATCGTTTATCGCGTCGGGCGGCACCCAGCAAGGAGCCGAGGCTCACGGGCTGACTCAGTTTTTCAGTATGGACGATCTGGTGCGCTTCAAATCGATGAGCACCGCCGAGATCGACGCCATGATTAAACGGGCCGACGCCGATAAAAAGGCGCTGGTGCTGTCCGATTCGGCGTCGCGCTCGTGGCAAGATTTGAAGATCCAGTTGGATCGAGCCGAAACCCAGATCGGCAACACGTTTATCAAAGGCTTATTGCCGCTCACCGGACCGCTGACACAACTCAGCGCTGCATTTACCCAAGCCGTGGCTGACGTGATGAAGTCGAAAGAAATGGGCGCGTGGCTTCAGGGCGCCAGCGACGGCATCCGAGATTTCGCAAAATATATCACATCGCCGGATTTCAAGCATGACGTTTCCGGGTTCATGGAATCGCTGGATGAACTGGCCGGCGCGATTTGGGATTCCGCCAAAACTATCGGTAAGATGCTAAATTTTGGCGGTGACAGTACATCATTAAAATTCAGCCAATACCGACAGTTGGACGCACTCGCTAAAGTGTCCACGAGATTGGCGAGTGCAGTCGAATATCAGTTACAACACCCGAACGAAAAGGCGTATGACTCGCAGGGACGATTGATCACTAATTCGGCTCCGGTCGAAACCTCGCTGATGTGGAATTGGTACGACAAGCAACATGGAGCGACCGATCGCGCGACCGTGCGCGCTATGCTGAGAGGCTTGGGGATTAGCATGCCGGGCGTGAGCCCGACACCACAGCGGGCCACTACCACATCCGCCGCTGCTGCATGGAGCGGTAGCTCCAGACACAACCCCGGCAATCTGCGCACCGCACCTGGGTATCCAAGCGTGGGAGGCTTTGCTGTGTTCCCGGACGACGCCGCCGGCGTGCGCGCCATGGCTGCGCAGTTGCGGCGCTACGGTGCGCACGGTGAGAACAGCATTGATTCGATCATCAATCGCTACGCGCCAGCGAGCGACAATAACGCCACCGGGGCGTATATCCGCGATGTGGTGCGGCAGACTGGATATGCGCCCGGGGCGCAATTGGATATGAATGACCCCAAGACGCTTGCCAATCTGATTGCGGCCATGACTAAGCACGAGGGCAGCAAAGCGCACTTCACCCCGTCGAGCGTCATCACCATAATGAATAATACCGGCGGCAACACATACGCCACGGCAAACCAACTGGCCCACTGACATGACAATCGCGCGCTCATTGTTTCAGCTCGGGAATGAAATTTCACCCATTATCATGGTAGGTGGGATTGCGCAAAATATTCCCGGCCAAATGTTGCCCATTGTGGCCATCACCGAGGCTGCCAATTTCACATCGGGCTTGCTGTCTGGATCTTTTGATCTGGATTTGGACCAATATCTGTGTCATTTCGAGCCGTTGCCGGGGGGTACCCTAGTTGAAAATAGCATTGGTTCATATCCGTTCGCAAATCAGACCGTGGCGGCAAACGCCATCATCGCGCAACCGCTTCACATTTCGCTGAAAATGAGTTGTCCTGTAAAAGGGTCGTCCAGCTATGTGACAAAATTCGTGACGATTAGCGCGCTCAAAGCGGCACTTGACGTGCATAACAATTCGGGCGGCACCTACATCGTGGCCACCCCGGCTTTTATTTACGAGAGTCTAATCCTCAAAGGACTGCGCGACATCAGCGGCGGCGACACGCGTCAGGTTCAGACCCAATGGCAATGGGATTTTGAGCGGCCACTGCTCACTTTAAATCAAGCGGATCAGGTACTAGGCAATCTGATGAATAAAATTGACGGCGGGTTGCCGATTACCACCCCATCGTGGTCTGGCGCTGCGGTGGCCACGGGGTCCACGCTTGCCGGCGCGACTTCGATCAATGGTGCGTCGAGTTTAACCGGGACGGCGTCCGCGCTGCTGGCTGACCTATGACTTACGATTTTACGCCAACTGCCACCGCGCCGTTCCAGTTTCAGCCGACACTGGACGGGACGACCTATAACGTCATCATCACGTGGAACATTTTCGGCCAGCGGTATTACATCAACATCTATGACCTCGGCGGCACGCTGATTTTGTGTATGCCTTTTATCGGTTCGCCGCTCGGGTACGATATTTCACTGACCGCCGGATATTTCACTAGCACCCTGGTGTATCGGATTGCAAACGCCCAGATCGAGGTGTCGCCCTAATGCGCTATTACAACATCGTCATCAGCGACCCGACGACCGCCATGCCGGTTAAAACTTATTCGTCGTTGCAGGCCAACGGGCAAAACAATCCCGGCGCGCTGACTGTTGAACTTGACATCCCGCTATATGCGATGGCGGCGCCAATGGGTGCTGCATACATTAAGCTCTGGGGCATTGGGCTGGCTGATATTTCGCAGGGATCCAACCTCAACGGGAAAAACATTCAGGTGTCGGCGGGCATGTCTAAGGGATTGCCGCTGGCTAACCCAGCGCAGGCGGGACTGATTCTTGAAGGTACGATTTTCCAGGCATACGGCAATTGGCAGGGTGAAAATCAAAGCCTCGACATTGTGTGCTACCCGTACTCGGGCACAATCAACGATACCGCGAATCTAGTGTTGAACTGGAAAGCGGGCATGCAACTCGGCACCGCGATTACCAACACGCTGAGTGCGGCGTTTCCTCAATATAAATCCATCGTGAATATCAATCCGAATCTGGTCCTATCGCATGACGAACCCGGATTTTACGGCACCTTGGTACAATTCGCCCAATACGTCAAGCAGGTGAGTCAGGCCATCGTCGGTGGCACGTATTCGGGCGTATCGATGCTGGTCAAAAATAATCAGATTGTCGTCTATGACGGCACCACCGCGGTGACACCAAAGCAATTAAATTTTGTTGACATGATCGGCCAGCCCACGTGGATTGCTCCGCAGACGATAAATGTACGCTGTGTGCTGCGCGGTGATATCAGCGTGGGTGATTATATTAAGTTACCGCAGGGGTCTGTTACAATCACGACGCAGGCGTCACAACCACAAGCGCGAGATCGGTCAGCTCAGCAGGGCGTATTCCAGGTGATGTCAGTTCGTCACATTGGCAATTCTCGCCAGCCTGACGCAAATTCATGGGTGACTTCAATTGAGGCTGTGATACCGGCATGAGCGACGCACAAAAAACCCCGCTTGCGCAGACGCTGAGCGCGTTTGCGCAAAACAAAATCATCGACGCATATCAATTGCTCGGTAAGGGTTTGCCCGCGTCCGTCGTTTCCGTGTCCGGCGCAATCGTCACCGTCAAATTTGAAGTCTCGTCCGATTACACGTTACCGCAAGTCACTATCCCGCTGTTCGGACCCGAGTATGCGCGCTACCCGATTAAGGCTGGCGACAAGGGTGTTGTCATTCCATTCGACGTGCACCTAGGCGGCATGAGTGGATTGGGCGGCGGCGTGGCTGGTCTGACGCAACCCGCCAACCTCTCAGCGCTCGTGTTCCTGCCCATAGCAAATACTGCTTGGGTATCGGTGGACCCTAATGCCGTGACGCTATACGGCCCTAACGGGGTGGTGCTGCGCGACACCGGTTCAGGGGCGGTAATCACCCTAACGCCGACCGGAGTAAATTGTCAGGTAGGCGCCAGCGTGTTTAACATCACCGCTGGCGCAACAACACTCACCAC